CCGCATCTTCAGCAAAATTCTTATCAGGAAAACGAATTTCTCTTGCAATTTTTGTTCTTACTGGATTCAGATGATTTAGTGGTCTAAATTGTTTTCCATCTTTCTTGAAGTGACCACCATTGACATTTGCATGGTTAAATTGCATTACTGGATTTTCAGAAACATAGTATATACCCCAAAAACCAATTCCATCATATAAATCTTTGTCTAGTTTCATACAAATCTTGGACAAATAACAAGACTGAACAATGTCATCATCGTCAATAAAGGAGATATATTTTCCTTTTGCTTTATCCAAAACTTCATTTCTTTTCTGGCCAACTGATTTGGTTCCATCATCTTCATTGATAATAATTTCAATTCTATGATGATATCCATATGGCATAATGTATTCCAAATACCATAGAAGTTTATCTAATTTCTCTTTTCTTTGTGGAAGAGTGAGTATTCCTATTGACCAAAGAATATCGTCTTTTTCTTTTTGAAATTTATAATTATTTGAGACTGCTTCTTCTATTCTCTTGAAGAAAGAGCGACCATACTCTTTAGCCAACTCGTAGTTCTTCTCAACATATGGTTTCATTTCTTCATATGTGTTTTCGTTGATATTGTTGATTTTCTCAATCATATCTTCAAAATTTTTAAAATGAATGATACCTCGTTTGTCGAAGAAATCTTCAACATTCGGACATCCCCAATACACTGGAACAGTCTTTGTGAGAAGACAATCAATTAGTTTTTCAGTGAAATATGAGTTTTCTCTGCTACTTTCTACTGCAATGCTAAATTGTTTGTTGAATAAATGAACTTTGTCATCTTCTGGAAGTAGGCCATCATGTAAAGTATCAGAAAATTTACCACCACCTATTGCAGAATTTGAGTTTGTAAGAAATCTTGTACTCGAATAGAATGTTGTAGGAATCTTTATCTTATCACGATTCTTCCATATTTGTTGTCTTAGATTATATCCAGCTTTACCGAGATGACTTGTGGTTAAGAACGAAACCCCAAATTGCTTTGGATGTACCTTCTCAAGAATAGACTCATCAAATTCCCCAAGAGAATCCTGATGTCGGTCTTTTTTCTTATTTAACCATGTTCCACCATATGGAAAGAAATGAGCATTATCACATACTTCTAATACTTCATCCTCTGTAGTCAAAATCATATCGTAGTCGTGACTAAAGATCACAATTGCTCTATTATGTTCTCTATTTTTTGATGTGGATGGTTCATTCGAACAGACAAAAACTTTATAAGTAGGTTCTGTTCCAAAATCTATATGAACTTTTCCCTCCAATGTCGTTAAAGGACTTTGCGAATCTCCAAATCTTGTAAAGTCAATTGTACATGGAAAATCCAATTGAATTGGGTCAAATCCAAAGTAGTCGGCATTTCTTGTTTTTGCTGTATATTTCATATTCAAACTCTATTCAAATTAAAAAGTATATTATGTTCACTCATTCCAGTCACTTGAGCCATGCTTCTGAGATTCTTTTCTTTAGATTCTCCACTAGCAATACCCATTGTTATATATGGTTCAATTCCAGGCGGACATTTACCAGGCCAGACGCAATATTCAATTGGTAGACATGCAATCTTCATTTTTCGATGCATAAATGGCAATACACGGAACAGTAATATCTCATGGTCAAAGAAAGTTTCTCCTGCATTGAGACTTTTGTTACATTCATCAATCCACATATTCATAAACTCCAAAGCAACATCATTATATTTTAGAAAAATAGGTGAAGCTTTTGGATAAAGAGGATTGAGTTGTTGCTCCGTCGTTGCAGTATATGCAAATGCAACATCTCCAGGACCATCTGCTATCTCGTCAAAAACAACTAATTCTCGGTGTATCTCGGTGTCAATGTCCATCCATACTATTGGTTTTTTCTTTTCTTCTAGCAAAGAAAGAATAAACTTTGGTTTTCTTAAACAATTAAGTCTGTAGTCATTCAAGCTGTCCAGTTGTCTAAAATCAGTAGGAATGTTCAATTTAGCACATTGATTCTTCAGACGAACAGCGTGATCGCTATAGTAGGTGTTTCCGTCTATGTCGGAGTAAAAAGATATCAGTTCGGTTTTCATGTCATAGTCCTTCGTATTGCTTTAAATGCTCTATAAACGCATTAGAGACATGCTTACTGTCATCAAGGGGTTCGGAACCATACGACGAGAAAGAACCCCATTTCTTAAATGATTTTCCATTCTTCAATGGTATCTCAAATCCATAATGAATACCATCATAATCGTTAACTCCAAATTCATTTTCATAAAAATTTGCAACTGGCCAAAAGTTATCCACAATTACATTAAACTTTCCATTCACCATAGCTGCACCAATTGCGTACATTCCACTCTCCCATTGGGATTTAAGATTTTTGCTATGATAACCCAACAAAGTATAAAGACTATATTCAAATAAGTCAGATACAGTTTTACCCTTACCGATAAAAGGACATACCGTTCCCTTAATTCCTTTGCCAAAAACACTCTCGGCTATTCTTTTATGTTCTCCAAACATATCAATATAGTTGCTGTAATTTTGACTTCTAATTGTTCCGACTGGTAAAATATACTTGGAGGTGTCAATCTGACGAACAAATATAGTATCTGGATCTAGTACAATTATGTCTTCATTATAAAGATTTCTTTTCTTGATAAAATCAGATATTGCATATAACCTATTAGACTCACTCTTTTTCTTGATTATTTCATACTCTCCCCTTGCTTCTCCATAAACAACATGAAGCTGAGCGGGTATTCTATATTTTTGCATAGACCAACGAAGGAATGACACTTGTTTGTCATAACCATCATTACCCTTTGCATTAATATGAACAAGAACCATCATTGCTTTGTAATCATTCGATAAAGAATATCATCAGCAGTTTCTAGATTTCGTACTCTATTGAGATTATCCTTAACTGCTTCAATCTTAGAATAATAAAGTTCTGGAGTCAATTGTGATATATCGAACTCGGGTGACAATTGGATAATACCCTCTGTATTGAAATATTTACCAATGTCGGGAGCTCCCCAATAAACTGGAATTGTGCCAGTTGCAAAGCAGTCAGTAATCTTTTCTGTGAAGTATGTCTCATACTTGTCATTTTCAATAACAATATGGAACATATATGGTAATAGAGTATCAGTCTTGTCTGGCCATGGTTGTTGTCCAAAACCAACTCGATTGGAACCAGCTGCTCCACCATATAGGTCAATTTGGTCTTTATATTTTTCTGCCATTATATGACGAATATGATGTCCAAATGTCATTTTCTTTGGAGAGGCAACCATAGAAACCAGTTTGGTCTTTTCTGGAAGTGTATCTACAATCTTTACCCAAGGAAGATTGCTACCTGCAAATGTAAACTTAATCTTTTCAGAGAAAGAACACCATTGTCGGTCTGTTACATAAATCTCATCATATGCCTGACATAGAACAGACAAGTTCTTCTCCCACATATCTTTTGGATACATTAGATGAAATATAGCTCGAGACTCACATACCCATGCGATCTTCTTTTCTGATGGTTTATTCTTGCCTATGGTGATACCAGTTGGAATAGCAGCGTCGATGAAAACACGAATATCTTGTGCTTCACCCGACCATTCAAACAACTTTGGTTTAATATTAGAGCAAGAAGAAAATTCTAAAGGAAAACCCGCACCAAACGCTTGCATTTTGTTCATAATAAAAATCTCCTAATGTCACTTTCCTACATGGTATTTAGGTATCAATTCCCACTCACCCTTTTCTTTATGTGGTAGAATTTTAATTCTAGCAAGGCTAATCTGGTCTGAATACCTATCCACATCTATTGCTTCTACCAGTCCCCAATCCACCAATAGTTTTACTATGGTGTTTCTTCTTTGAACATCTTCTCTTGTTATATCGCTGTCTAAGTTATCCAATATGAACATTTCTTTGAAATGCATAATGGCATATCTACCGCGTTTATGTAAAATATGACAAGATTGGTAGAGCTTCTTATCTTTCTTTGAAGAATCTCCCAATCTCGTCAATGTTTCTTTAACCTTAAGAAAATCTTCTTTTGTCTTTAACTTAATCTCCACTCCCAAACCTTCGAAAATATCATCTTCCATTTTATTTCTCCATAAAACATAATATTATTTATGTTTTGTGGATTTTTGACCGCCTAATTGAAGTGCTTGGGACATCATATCTTCTTGTTCTTGGGTAAATAGATGTGAAACCTGTTTAGCCTTCTCGGTGGAATACCCATAATACTTCTTGATTACTTCTATTCTTTTGTTCTCTTCTGCTTTATGCCATTTACTAAATCTGGACTTTTTTGGTACTTTTTGTAGTAAATAATCATATTGCATCTTTTTATCCAAATAGGACAAAGAGTTCATCTGATTTGCATGAAAGAGAGTATCTGGAAAATAAGAAAGACATTTGTTCACAATATAGGGTAAGTATGCCTTTTCATTTTGAGGATCGTTAACTATTAGATTTGACTTC